TTTTTTACTTCTCTTACATAGTACTCATACATATATTTCTCTTTCCTGTTTTTGTAGTTGTTCAGCAAATTCAATCCATTTATTTTTTACTGAATCAAAACTATATTTTTTATTTGTTATTTCAATTTGTTGGTTTGAATCCCATCCATTTTTTACGTTTTGTATTGCTTGTTTTAATTTTTTTGTAAACAAATCAATGTGCTCATTATTATCAGAAGTAAAATTATCTTTATAATGATATTGGTCAATAATTCCCAACCCTGTTTCTGCAAGTGCTGCACGATCACTTGTTAAACAATAACATCCAGCAGACAGAGCCTCTGTTAAAGATATACAGAATGTCTCTGTATAGCATAATGGATATGCAAATATATGCATATTTTGTAATTCTTTATGCATTTGTTTTTGAGAAACCTTCCCATGACTAATTATATTATTGCCACTTTGTATTTGTTCATTTTTATATAAGTGCAAAAATATTTTATCATTATTAATGTTTTTAAAAGCCTCTAACAATGTAGATAATCCACGATCTGGTGGTGAAAAATATACAATATTAATAGATTCTAGTTTTGGTTTTTTATGTTGTTGAATTGGAAAAATAAAAGGATTAATAACATGGCAAATTTCAGACCGAATATTTCTATACTTTAAATATTCTTTCATTTGCCAGTTAGAGACAAAAACAATTGCTGCTATTTGGCGATAAAATTTATCAAGATATAAAAGAATTTCTTCTTCTGGTGGACCTTGAATCCATACAATAATTGGTTGATTTGTTGGTTCTGTTAGTTCTGCAGGCCAGAGTGTCCAATGAAATTGTTTAAAAAATGGAATTGATGGAAATATATTCTTAATCCATTCTTGTGACTGTAGTTCTGTGCCACCATACTGCTCAGGATCTTTTGTAAAATATTCAAACACAATTAACCTTTATTATTAACTAGTTTATCTCGTTCGTCAACAATAGATAACATAAAAGACATTATTTTAGAGTATCCTTCAGGGTTGTCAATAATTTTATTATAGTGATGACCACAAAACATTAAATTTCCAGTAATTCCTGTAACTTTAACTAAAGCCTCTGCAGCACACGCATCACAGCGATCAGTTGCCTTAAGAGTCCATTCTTTTTCAACAATTTCATCGGTAATCATTGTATTCAAAGTATACTACTTCTTTCTGTTATCTGTGCTATAAAAGCCACTGCCATTAAAAACTGCTCCTACAGATGAGTATACACGTTCTAAAGATAGTGTGCAAGTTTCACATTTATATCCTGGATCATCTTCTTTTATTGAACGTTGTTTAACTACAATACCTTCACAACTTCCAGTGCATTGATATTCATATACTGGCATTACTTCTCCTATTTATTGACTATATATTAATTATATCATTAGGCTATGTTATTTGTCAATCTATAATATGTTCTAATTCTATGACAATTTGCACAAACAATTTCACATTTTTCAATTTCTTTTTTAATTGCTTTCCATGAAAATCCATCATGAATCATTCTTGAAATATTATATTTTTTATCCCTTATGTGATCAAAGTCCAATATAATGTGGTTATTAACTCCACAATCTACACACCCAGAGTCTTCTTTAATTTTAACAAGCCTTTTTTTATATTGTTGCTTATTATAATTGTCTAACTCTTTGTCAGTCATTAAAAACAATTATATCAGTGTGTATAAGCCCTACACAGGTATTCCAAGCACTTAGGCCAGGGAATATATAGAAAGGTAACTACTCCATCCCAAGGTCCTGTGTAGGGACTATTTATATTATACTACTTGATCTTAATAGACTTAGGCTTCTTCTCTTCTGGAACGATTCTATCAATGTTAATTGTTAGCATACCGTCTTTGAGTTCAGCACCAGTAACTTCCATATATTCACCTAAAGCAAATGTGCGGGTAAATTTACGACCAGCAATTCCTTTATGAACAACTTCAGCATCTGTTACCTCTACAAGTTCTCCTTTAATAACAAGAGATCCATTATCAACAGACACATCAATGTCGTCTTTAGAGAATCCTGCTACTGCAAGAGATAGTTTATATGTGTCTTCATCTAGTTTAAGAAGATCATATGGAGGATATGATTGAGAGTTTGTTCTATGTGCATTATTGAGTCTGGCTAACTCTCTATTCCAGCCAATAAAAAAGGGATCATTGAATAGATCCATAGTTAGGTTTGTTACCATTTTATTCCCCTTTCAAGCGAATAAGTTAACGTACCCCCATTTGGCAGGTACATCAATATTATATCATATTCTTTATTTCCAAGTCAAAACACCATTATAAACCATACCATCAACAGGATTAGTTTTAAAAAACCTATATAAATTTTCTTCTGTTTCTACTATCGGTTCATCTTTGCCATTTAAACTAGTATTAAGAAGCATTGGTACTCCCGTTATCTTATAAAATTCTTTAATAAGTTTATAGTATGGCTCATTCATCTCCATGTTTACTGTTTGCATTCTGGCAGTTCTATCAATATGGGTAATTGCTGGTACTTTTTCTGGCTGTAAAACTTTTGCTGTATATAGCATATAAGGGCTAGGTCCTTTAAAATCAAACCATTTGTCACATTCTTCTTCAAGAACTGAAGGTGCAAAAGGTCTATACCATTCTCTTTTTTTAACCAAAAAATTTAATAACTCTCTATTATGAGGATTTCTTGGATCTGCCAAAATACTTCTATTACCTAATGCTCTAGGGCCAAATTCTGATGGTCCCATACACCAAGCAATAATAGCCCCAGATGCAATTGCTTCTGCAATTTTTTTATAATCAGGCTCTATATATTCATGTTTTTTACCAAGATATGCTATATCTTTAGAATTATATTCATATCTTTTTTCATTAAAAATATTATGTGCAACGTATAGCGCTGCACCAATTGATAAACCATCATCGCCACATGCTGGAAAATGGTGAATGTTATTAAATCTTGAATTATTTTTTATTAATGTATTAGCATTACAATTTAAAAAAGACCCACCAGATAAACATATATTATTAATACCATCATTTTCTATTTTATTAATAACATCTAAAATACATTGTTCAAAAACATATTGAATACTTGCTGCTACCTTTATTGCATTTGCTGAATAAGAATCTTCTTTAGAAAATGGACCATAGTATCCAGAAAAATCAACAAACATAGCATTATAATATGCAATATAACTTGCACGCTCTTCTTCTTCAGTATTTTTATTTTTAAAGTATGAACCTTGTTTAAGTAAATCTATATTATCAATAACACGTTTTTCTGGCACTCCATATGCAGCAAGGCCCATTGTACTTCCAGCCTTATATAAAGGATCTCCAATTCCTAAATAAGAAGTAAATTGTGCATATCCATGCCCTATCATAGTATTCGGACAGTTTACTGAAAATAATTTATTACCAACACCTTTTGCGATTAAACTATTATTATTAATAGCACCACCAGATGAATCTAGGCTAAAACACCATGAGTTTTCATAATTACTTGTGTAATATGCTGCGGAAGCATGGCAAATGTGATGAGAAATAGCAATTACTTCTATATCTCTGCCAAAAAGTTTTCCTTTAAGTTTTTTATAATCATTTGGAATTGGTCCAAAATTAAAACCAGTGGTTGTTAAACCTTTTTCATCTAAAATTTCTAATGGATAATCTTTATTATTTTTATAAGGATCTGGTACAAAAAAATTAGAAATAGCAACAATATCTATTTCTTCTGCTGAAAGTTTAGCAGCATCTAAAACATAGTTAATTAATTCATTAGTAACAACGTCATGTTTTTTCTTTCTAATAATTCTTTCAGAACTTATTGCACTTAATATTTTGCCATCTTTAACAATACATGCAGAACTATCATGGCCATACGTTATTCCTAATATGTTCATCCGACTCCTTTTTATTGGAGTGGCAGGAATTACCCTGCCACTCCCAAAACATCAACTTATTGCTTTAATATATCTACAAAAGTTGTTGATTTAATTTTTGTATTTTCCGTAGGAAAAGCAATTGATTTCATATAATCATATGTTGTGCTATATGAACCCTTATAATTTTTTGCCCAGTATGCTGAAAACGCAACTGTTGATGCAGAAGTTCCAACAACGTTATTAGATTTTACTCTATATGTACCAAGAGCATAAAAATCAATATCCATTCCACCATTGCTATATAATGAAATACGATTATTTTTTTCTGTTGCTCCAATTGAAATTGCTTCTGCAATACATGAAGGATAGTCAACACGACTATAGTCATATTTATTTCCTGCTGCAAAAACTGATGCAACCCCTAAACTTTGAAGTTTAATAATATTATTTTTTAATGCTGGATTAACTGGACAATAATTTGACATAGTTTTAAAATTATTATGTCCAAGAGATGCCGATGCGGAAACAATATTAAATTTATCTTTATTGTTTGCAACCCAATCCAATGCATTAATAATTGACTTTTCAGTATATTGCTGTTGACTTCCAGAAGTATTACGTCCAACAATACGAATAAAAATAATATTTACATTTGAATTTATTTGTGTCGCAATTGAAGTCATAATAGTTCCATGATCAAATCCATTTGCATAAATTTGATTTGCTGGAAGTGTTGCTGACCCAGGACCTTCTTGAAAAGATTTTCCATTAGGACAAGAAGATCGTTCAGTAATACAAACCTCATATATAACTTTATCTTTAATTTCTGTAAGTGTCGTATCAATTGCTGTATCAATAATAACAATTGATGGATTTGTTTCTGCTACTGCTGGAGACAATAGTGTTAGTCCTAATACTATTGCAATCCCCACTGCTACTTTTTTCATTATTACCCCTTTTTTATTCTTTGATTTTAAACACTTC